AGATTGAAGAGGACGGGTTAAACGCGGTAAATAATGCTTATGCTGAATATTTCCCTGATAATCCAGAGCTTCAGCAAGCGCCACATAAAGAAACGTTATTAGCTTTGAACGCGACAACATGCGGCAAATGGTAGGACGGAAGATGTTAGCAACAACTAAACAACCAGAGCACGATTTTAACTCCGAGGACTATTACGAAGTTCTTGGTGTTGATCGCAATGCCACAATTAAAGAAATAGTTGCCGCATATCGTAATTTGGTGAATAAACAACACCCAGATAAGAAGCACGGTAATACCGAAGCTTTCCGGTTAATTCAAGAAGCGTTCAATGTGTTACGTGATCCGGATAAGCGTACTAAGTACAACCAATATGGTCGCTTCACTGACGATGAAATACAAGATACCCGCGACTACATTATGAGCGTGGTTGAGCAGGTTGTTAATGACGACAGTGTTGATTTAGCTTTGGTTGATATGGTTGAGACTTTAAGAAAGACAACCGTAAAAAATTTGGCCGGCGCTAAGGGCGAACTTAAAAAGCAGCTGAGAAGGCAGCGCCCTACATTCATCCACGTCTGTCTTCTATCGAAGCGAAAGTTACTGATAACGCACATGAGCGGTGGTTGGCGTTGATGGAGAGTGAAAAGTGACCGACAAGATAATAATTGAATCAACCCCAGGCGGTGAGATGAGCGAGCATCACAAGAGATTTATTGCTGCTATGAAAAAAACGGATAAGTATAAGCTCATTGGCATTGACTGGGCTAAAGACAGCGGAATGAATCGAGGTGATATTATCGAAAGAGATAATAATATTATTCACGTCAGATTTAAAACGGCAGGAGTTAACGACTAATGTTTAATTACTTTAAAGAGCTGTTGGCCACACTCAAAAAGATTGAGCGGCACCTATCTATTTTATCTGGCTGCGTGAAAGTAAACCATCACCAGCACGGGGATAGACAAAGCATTTCAATTAAACACCGGAATGATTAATTGCGGCACAACGCCCCAAAAGGAAAGAGAGATGACTGAAGAAGAAATGAAAACTAAGGAATGCCCTCAGCATTTGATGATGATGGTTATGATGCAGATTGCAGCTGGAAAAGAAGGCGCGAGCGAGGAAACCCTTACGGAAATGGGTAAATTTGGATGTTGCTCAGGTTCTAAGTGCGCAATGTGGGAACCGGAGTACGAAAAAGAGTCGATGACGATATGCAAAGATGACGATACACCTAAAGGGTGGCACGAAAGACAAGGTGGCGTCGAGTGCAGCAGGCATAAATATAACGGTGTTATAGGGGAATCACGCCTCGTCTTTAGATACTTTAAGGCTGCTTCAGGCGATTGCGGTTTAAAAACAAAAGAAAGCGGTTGCTTTTACCCGGGATAATTAAAATGAACCTACCAGAAAACAAATATAACATAATTCTCTGCGACCCACCTTGGCGTTTTGATAACAAGAAAACCGGCGGCTCAATGAAGTCTGGAGCAGCCGCGCAGTATTCAACGATGACCCTTGATGAAATGAAAGCTCTGCCAGTGAATGAAATCGCAGCCGATGATTGCGTTTTAGTCATGTGGTACGTCGGTTCTCAGCCTCAAGAGGCAATTGATTTAGTGAAAGCCTGGGGATTTACCTTGAAGAACATGAACGGTTTTGTCTGGGTAAAACTCACATCAAAACTATTAGCATTCTTTGGCATGGGATTTTGGACGCGCGCGGGCTCTGAGTCAGCAATTATTGCTGTAAAAGGCAAACCAAAGCCAGCACGCAAGAATATTCGCGCAGTTAGGCATGAGGTTGTTGGTAAGCATTCAGCCAAGCCCGCAGCATTCAGGCAGGATATTGTTGATTTGTGTGGTGACTTACCCAGAATTGAGTTGTTCGCGAGAGAGAAGATTGTGGGATGGACGGCATGGGGTTTGGAGGTTGATGATGAACTTTAAAGAATCCATTGACCTCATTTTATCTCTATCCGTGTGGATAAGAATAAAAGCTGTAGCATTATCAATTGCATTTATCTTCTTGGTATTTGGTTTGGCGCTTTACTTTGACGGTCAAAGATTTCTGTTCGGCTGGATAGGCTTTGCTGTTTGCATATTCGTGTCTTCATTCGCGGGTTTACTGGATTTATGCGAGGACAGGCGGAACCATGAAGAACTAACCAGCGAAGGGTTGCCAAACTATTTGCGTAGGCAGGCCGATTAATTGAAGGGGTAAGCAGAAATGATATTTGAAGCTGATAAAGTAAAAGTAGTGCAGTTTGGACACGGCACAATACAAATAATGCCGTCCATCATAAAAGATGATGGTGAAACATATGGCACTTTGTCATTTGGGGAATTAGATGAGCCCGTACCAATCGGGCAAGATATACCGATTGATGGCATAAAAACCGATACCGATCTAGGCGCACAAGTCAGAATGGTGTTCACCAAAATAGAATCCTTAGATGTGGTTATTGAAGAGCTGCAAAAAGTTAGAGTTATGATGCTAAAGGATCAATAAAGATGAGCGAAACAATTCTAAGCTTAATTGCTATTCCATGGATACTTTTACACATTGAGTATCGAATTATATTTGGTGAATGGAGGTTGTTATTGTGAGTGCGAGAGAGATTAAATTTATAGCGGAGTTAACGATCACTCTGCTTTATATAAACAAATAGATGAAAAAGGACTGGCTGTTGTTATTGGAGATATTTACGAAAACCCTGAATTGCTGAGCAAGTAATGAGCACACCAGAACCAGAAATAAGCAGAACAGAACTGGCATTTAGAAAGAAACAAGAAACAAAGCTATACTTCAAACACTAAAGCAATCGCCGCCTGTGAAGACCGCAAGGAATATCGAAATGAGTATCGAGAATAAAGTCGGGATATATGCGCTAACTGACCCAATCAGCAACAAGGTTCGATATATCGGGAAATCTACCAGCATTAATATTCGATACAAAGCCCACATATGCGAAGCTCGTTCTGGGAGACGTCAATATCCCGTATACAAGTGGATAAGAAAGCTGCTTAATAAAAACCTAATTCCAAATCTAGTAATTATAGAAATAGACCCGATAGATATTGATGCGGCTGAAATGGTGTGGATAGCTCACTGTAAAAAGAAAGAGGGAAAATTATTGAATGTGTCTATCGGTGGGGCTGCGATATATTGTAGCCCAGAGAAACGGAAAAAGTCAGGCGCAAGCGGTACAGCAGTAAGACTTAAGAATCACACACAAAACCCAGAGCAAGCAAGATTGTGGAAAATAAAACATCAAATAGCAAACACACTACTTTTCTTTAAACGCAGAGGGTTACGTTATAACGAGTATAAAACGAGGCTGAAGATGAAACAGCTTGCGGCTTGTTACCCTAATATTTGCGGTGAGTGGGTGAACCTATGACCTCCACTAAAAAGAAAACAACCAAGAAAAAAACTGCAAAGAGAAAAGCAAAAGCAAAAACCCCTGCGACAACCCGCTTAACAGCCAAACAAAGCATGTTTGTCAAAGAGTATTTGATAGACCTAAACGCAACTCAAGCTGCTATTCGTGCAGGGTATAGCAAGAAGACGGCCAAAGAGATAGGTTGTGAGAACTTGACAAAACCTAATATAGCCGCCGCTGTATTTGCCAGCATTGAAAAGAGAAGCGCTCAAGTTGAAACCAGCGCAGAATGGGTTCTTGACAGGCTTCACGATCAAGCTGTTGCTGACTTAGCAGATATTTATAACGAAAACGGTGGGCTTAAACCAATACATGATTGGCCTGAAGTATGGAGGCAGGGTTTGATAGTTGGGGTCGAAACTAAACAAGAATACACTTATGTTGATGGCAATAAGGAGCCTGACGGGGTTGTTGTGAAAGTCAAGATTTCAGAAAGAATTAAGCGTGATGAGCTAATAGGTAAGCACCACGCAATGTTCACAGACAACGTTAATCTTGGTGGTGATTTAAAATTCAAGAATCAATCGGACGAGGAATTACAGAAAAAAATTGACGATTTACTTAAAAAAGCTGGTTCAAAATGAGCTTAGACACACTAGAGAAATCAGAGCTTGTACATCTGTTGGAAGAACGCGTATATCGAGAGTCACGAACTAAGTGGCTTAAATGGTTTCCGGACAAAGGGGAGTGCCGAAGAGAGCTTTATAAGAAGCATTTAGAGTTCTTTAAGAACACGGGGGCAAACGATGATGATATTACTGAATGCGCTTTTATCGCCGCAAACCGAGTAGGAAAATCAATTGCTGGAGCATATTGCGTAAAAGTATGGTCCACAGGGGAATACCCGGATTGGTGGGAAGGTAAGTATTTTGACCACCCAACAAACGGATGGTGCGCTGGAGATACGAGTGAAACAGTAAGAGATATCATCCAGTTTGAACTGCTTGGGCCAATCGGACAAAAGGGCACAGGCATGATACCTGCGGATTTAATTATTAGAACAACCCCGAGAACAGGAGTCCCCGACGCAGTTAAAGATATTTACATAAAACATAAACCGAGCGGAGAAACTAGTTACGTCGGCTTAAAATCTTATGACCAAAAACGGAAATCCTTCCAAGGCACATCTAAAAATTGGATTTGGAATGATGAAGAGCCAGGAATGGATGTATATTCAGAGGAAATACTTCGGCTTATGACAACAAAAGGCGTGCTTATTAATACATTTACACCCTTAAGTGGTCTGTCAGACGTTGTTTTATCTTTCTTACCTGGCGGGAAGGCACCTAAAGTATGAGTAAGCACGTAACAATGGCGGGCTGGAGTGACGTCCCCCACCTATCCGCAGAAGTGAAAAAAACACTATATGCGGCAATCCCCCCTTATCAGCGTGACGCTAGGTCGAAGGGAGTACCTCAACTTGGTTCTGGTGCTATTTACCCAGTTCCCGAGTCAGAGATAACTGTCGCAGACTTTAAAATACCTAATCACTGGCCAAGAGGCTATGGTTTTGATGTTGGGTGGAATAAAACAGCTGCTATTTTTGGTGCTCTTGATAGAGAAACCGACACCTTGTATCTGTACTCAGAGCACTACAAGGGGCAGGCTGAGCCGGTTATTCACGCAACTGGAATAAAGGCGCGCGGAGAATGGATACCTGGCGCAATAGATCCAGCGGCAAGAGGGCGAGGACAGAGGGACGGAGAGCAGTTATTGCAAGATTACATAGATTTAGGGTTAGACTTAACGCTTGCTAATAATGCTGTAGAATCCGGCTTATTTAAAGTCTGGCAGCGATTGTCAACCGGCAGGCTTAGGGTTTTTAAATCATTAGAGAATTGGTTAGGGGAATTCCGTATCTATCG